CTTCTGCTGATATTGCCTATGCAATTCGCAGAATACAGCCTACAGCCCCAATCATCGAATAAACAAGAAAACGTCAAGCAATTCACTCTACTGGCAAGTAATCACTGATTCTTCAGCGGTTGCTTGCCAGTATCTCTGCTGCACTGCAACAAAATCGCTCGCTGCGCTCGAAGCCAACAGCAACAGCAACAGCCAACTGCAACAACAACATCTACATCTTACTGCAACATCAACTACTCTTATCGTGTTCGCTTCGCTCATACACAACAGCAACTACAACGATTGGGTTATACTAACACCAGTTTCAACGGGGGATAGTGGCCTTTTTGAGTTTTGTCCAGGACATAATCCTTTAGCAGCTCACTTAATTTTCTAAAATTTTTTCTACATTCTACCATCTAACTGTTAATAACAATCCCCAACACCAGCACACAGTTAATAGGAGTATAGTAGGAAGTAAGAAGTAGAATAGGCGCCCCAGCGGTAGCAGCAACGGTAGCAGTAGCAGTAGTGACTTTGGAGACATCGATGGTAGATAAAGAGCGAATGCTAAAGTTGTTAGGCAATGGATTACAGCCAGGAACAGTGGCTACTACTCTTGGCTGTGATCCTAGTTATGTGTCGCAGGCATTGATGGATGAAGATTTTAAACAACAAGTTCTTATTCTTCGTATGGAAAATCTTAATGCAGCAACTACAAGAGATAAGAAGATAGATAAGATAGAAGATACATTGCTTGAGAAGTTGGGAGACGCAGTAGTCTGGCTAACTAAGCCGCGAGATATACTTGGTGCATTTAATATTATCAATGCTGCTAAACGAAGAGGCGCTCAAGTGCAGGGAGATGTGCTAATACAGAATAATATAGTATCTATTACTCTTCCTCCAGCGGCGCGCGAAAAATTTATTACTAATGGACAAGGAGAAGTAGTACAAGTCGGGGAAAGAACAACTATCACTATGCCACTGCAAAAACTGCTTAAAGATAGGATAGCATCAAATGCTAGTAGACAAAACTCAGAAGGAGAATTGCTGCAATCTCTTGGCGCCTCTGAGTAAGCAACAAGATAATATGAAAGTCCAGGAGAAGAGAATCAATGGTAATACTGGAGTGCATCTTGAGCAGAAGCGCAAGGATGCTGAACGTGCTCGTCTTATGCTTCTTGGAATTAAATTGCAACTAAGTCAGAGACCACAATAAATGCCAGCTATTGGTACAAATAAATGGGAAGAAGCTCTTGGTATTGACGCTAATTCCCTTATTGCTATTCAACTGCAAAAAGAACTTCATGATAAAGAAGCTGCGGCAATAGCTTCAGATGCGCCAGAGCAAGAATTACAGTTTGATGTAAATGAGGTTAGAGATGCCGCTAAAAGAGACTTGAACTTTTTAGCATCATTAGCAATGCCAACTATTTTTAAATACTTTTTTCCTTTTATTCTTCTTACCGTTTGGCATCTTATTATTGAATTAGTTTTTCGTCCACGAGATTTTTCTCAGGTTGCTCTTGGTATTCCTCGTGGACATGGAAAAACTACTCTTATAAAACTGTTTGTTCTATTCTGTATCCTCTTTACTAAAAAACAGTTTATCATAATTATTTCTAGCACTGGGCCGCTAGCCGAAAATGTTTTGGCTGATATTATAGATATGCTCAATGAACAAAATATAAAACGAGTATTTGGAGATTGGACAGTAGGGCTTGAAAAAGATACTCAGAATCTTAAAAAGTTTACTTTTTGTGGTCGTGCTATTATATTAGCTGCTATTGGTGTTGAAGGTTCTATTCGCGGACTTAATATTAAAAATGAACGGCCTGATGTTATGATCTTTGAAGATATTCAAACTGCCGAAGCTGCTGAATCTAAGGTACAATCTGATGCAATAGAACGCTGGATGATTGGCACTGCAATGAAAGCCAAAAGTCCACAAGGTTGCTTATTTATTTTTATCGCTAATATGTATAGAACTCCTTATTCTATTCTCCGTAAACTTAAAAAGAATCCCAAATGGATTAAATTTATCTGCGGTGGTATTCTTAGTGATGGAACCGCTCTTTGGGAAGAATTACAGCCGCTAGAACAACTACTATCTGAACTTGATAATGATGTAGCAATGGGTAAAGAAGATATTTTTGCTGCTGAAGTTCTTAATGATGAAAATGCTGCTGTTTATACAAAGATGAATGTAGCTGCACTTGATGTTTGGCCCTTTAGTGGAGAGTTAGACCGTCCTCAGGGCCGCTTTATTGTTATTGATCCGTCTGGTAACAAAAAAGGTAGTGATCTGGTAACTATAGGCAAGTTTGATGTTTATGATGCAAAACCAGCTTTTGTAGAAGTAGATGAAGGTAGTTATTCTCCAGGAGAAACTATTAAACACGCTCTTCTTATGTGTCTTAAAACCAATACTACATTGATAGGAGTAGAATCTAATGCTTATCAACAATCTTTATGCTACTGGTTTGATTTTATATGCCGTCAACTTGGAATTGAAGGAATTCAAATAGTAGAATTATACTCTGGTAGTTTTAGTAAAAATTCTCGTATAGCTAATAGTATTAAAGCTATTAACGCTAATGAAATTTACGTACATTCTAGCGTTAAAGGCGCAGTATTACGTCAAATGATAGGTTGGAATCCAATGAAACGAGATAATATCGATGGTATTCTTGATATTTTAGGTTATGCTCCTAAGATGATTGAAGAATTTAGTCATCTTATGACTATTGAAGGTGAAATTGTTAGCCAGGAATTTGAATCTTCCAAAGTAGTAACAGATAACTGTTCTTTCACCAATGCAGTGTTTACTGGTTAGGAAAAAAATCATGGCTGCCGCAAATCCAAATCCATTTCCACTTACTAATAAAAGGATTACAGATAATATTATTCAATACGCTAAAAAAGCACAGGATTATACACGAAGTCAGTTTGATATTAGAGGTAATCTTGAGTCTATTGATCGTGCTTATATGCGTGAAGATGATATGACGGAAGAGGATCAAAAAGCTCGTATCGCTAATACTACTGGAGATAAAAAGAAGCGCCGTAATATTACAGTTCCAGTAGTTATGCCACAAGTAGAATCTGCACTTACATATCTTAGCGAAGTATTTCTTACCGGTTATCCAATCTTTGGTGTTGGAAGTCCGGTGGAATATGATGATGCCGCTCTTCAACTGGAAACTATTATTGCTGAACAGTCTGTATATTCTGGGTGGGCAAGACAGTTTCTTATGTTCTTTCGTGATGGACTCAAGTATAATCTCCAGGCAATTGAAGTGGTGTGGGATCAAATAGCTACAGCAGCTATTGAAACTACTGCTACTGTTGGTAATACTAAGATGGGTAAGCCAAAAGAAGTTATATGGTCTGGAAATTGTCTTAAGCGAATGAATCTTTATAACACAGTTTTTGATCCTCGTGTAGCTCCAGCAGAAATACATACAAAAGGAGAATTTGCTGGATATACAGAACTATACTCTAGAATTCAACTAAAACGTTTAATAAATAACCTTCTTACTCAGATTCCGGTATCAGTTCAGACCGCAGCTATGCAAGCAGGAACTACTGATTATGGTATTTCCAGTGATGCCAGTACTGGTTATTATATGCCTGCTATTAACCCTAGCGCCTTAATTGATAAAGGAAATGTAGGTAGTTTTGATTGGATGGCTTGGGCCACTGATGCAGCTAAAAATAAGATTCAATATAAAAATATTTATAGTGTTTTTAAACTATATGCTCGTATTATTCCTGAAGATTTTGGTCTCTTTGTTCCTCAAGACGGAACTCCGCAGGTTTGGAAGTTTATTATTATTAACGATCAAGTTCTTCTCTATGCTGAACGCTGTACAAACGCACATGATTTTATTCCTATCATCTTTGGACAGCCTATTGAAGATGGTTTAGATTATCAAACTAAGTCTTTTGCACAGAATGTAGCTCCATTCCAAGACTTAGCTAGTGCTGCTATTAATGCTAGTATTGCTAGTAAACGTAAACTTGTAATGGATCGTATGTTTTATGATCCAACCAAAATACGAGAAGCAGATATTAACAGCGATAATCCTAGCGCAAAAATTCCAGTACGTCCTACTGCTTATGGTAAGCCAGTAACAGATGCTTTTGCAGTAGTACCGTACAGAGATGAATTAAGTGCCTCAGTAACTCAGGAGGCCGAATTGTATGTTCGTTATTCTAATCTTACTAATGGTCAAAATCCAGCTCAACAAGGACAGTTTGTAAAGGGAAATAAAACTTTGCGAGAGTATGAAGATGTTATGGGTCATGGAAATAGTCGTAATCGTATGATGGCCCTTGGTTCAGAGTATCAAGTTCTTCAGCCGATTAAAGAGATTATAAAAATTAATATTCTTCAATACCAAGAAGAAGATACCATCTATAATCGTGATCGTAAAGTAACAGTTAAAATCGATCCACTTACTCTTCGTAAAGCTGTTGCTGCTTTTAAAGTATCGGATGGATTTTTACCGTCAGAAAAATTGCTCAATACAGAAGAGTTTCAAGTTGCGGCCCAAGTGTTAGGTTCTTCTCCAGAACTCTCTTCTCGCTATCGTATTGATCAAGTTTTTAGTCATCTTTTTAAACAACGCGGTGTTGATCTTCGTCCATTTGAGAAAACTCCAGTAGAGATTCAATACGAGCAAGCATTAGCTGCCTGGCAACAAGCAGCAGCTCTTGCGGCCCAGAAAGGTACTCCTTTTTCTACACCAATGCCAACTCCTCCAGATCCAAAACAATTAGAAGAACAACGTCGCCAACAATTAGCTCGAAGTGGTGTTCCATTAGCTGAACTAGTGGAAGCTGCGGCACAGCAGACCCAGAATGGAGGATACTAATGCTACAAGTTGATACTGTATTCTCAACATTTGAGTTATCTGCTGAGGAACTTACATCAGCACGCACTCTTATTCCTTTTCAACGAGCTTATTATCAAACTCTTCTTTCTTCAGCAGCAGAAGAAAAGCTGGCTATTGAATTTGATCCTGAACATCCACTACTTTCTACTAGACAAGAAGCTTATCTTAGAGGACAGATGGATATACTAAATATGTTGCTTGCCGAAAATGGAAATCGTCCTAAGAGATATACAGGACAAGAAGTTGCAATACCTCAACCCAGCACTATTTAACTAGGAGAACTATCATGGCATTAAATAGTATAATGGATTACTTCCGCGGCACTCCTTCTGGCAGTCAAGGAGTTGCTCCTAACGCTAATTTAGCTAATAATGTTCCTCCTGGAGGAAATCCTAATCCAAATCCAACAGGAGGTGGAAATACTGATAATAATACCGGTAATCCAGGAGTTTCTGGTGGAAATGATACTCAACCAGGTGCTAGTGGTTCTGATACTGTTATTGGTGGTGCTGGAAGTGAAGATAAATCCCCAATGGCAGAGTTTTCAAAATTATGGGAAACTAAACCTACAAAGGATGCAGCGGGAAATGATACAACTCCGTCTGATCCTTTAGATATACTTCCAAACCTGCAAGCTGATCCGAAGAAGATGTTTGAAGCTGCTTCTCGGATTGACTTTTCAAAAGTAATGAATGTAGAGAAGGTTAAAGCTGCTCTCAGCGGTGATTCGGCTGCATTCAGTGAAGTAATCAACCAAGTAGCACAAGCTGCTTTTGCCAACAGTGCAATGTCCACAACACGTATTGTGGAAGCAGCTCTCAAAAGTATGATACCAAAACTTACGGACACCGCAATTCCCCACCTAGTCCGTAAACATTCCGTTAGAGAGACTGTAGTAAACGAAAACCCAATCTTTGCTGATCCAGCAGTAGCTCCTATGCTGCAAATGTTGGAAACTCAACTTTCCACTCAGTTTCCACAGGCATCAGCTAAAGATATAAGCCAGATGGCTAAGAAGTACCTTGGTAATCTGGGTACAGCGTTAAATAAAGGTTCCGAAGATACTTCTAATCCCAATGATGGAACTAGCGCTGGTGGAAAAAGAACTGCACAACAAGAGGACTGGAGTACTTTTCTAGCCTAACACTCTTTTTGGTAGTAACATTTTTCAGGAGAACTTCAAATGCTGGTCGCACCGGTTGTTGGTCAAGGAGCAAGTTCTGCTCGTCAGGCAGGTCCTGGTGATATTCTAGGTTCTGGTGAAACAATTGCAGCACTCGCAACTGCTGGTGCAGGTACTATTACTGCTGCCATGATTGCGGCTGGAATTCTTAATAGAACAGGCCCTGGTGGTGGATATACAGATACCACAGATACTGCAAATGCAATTCTTCTTGCTCTGGCAGGTAATGATCCAGCAATGAAGATTGCAAATGGAACTACTTTTCGTTTTATTTTCCGTAATACTGTTGCTTTTGCTATGACACTTGCAGGTGGTGTAGGAGTTCTTCTAGGCTCCAGTGTCAATGGTACTGCATCGTTGGTAAGAGAGTATTTAGTTAGTATTCTCAATAGTACTCCTGCCATAATTTTGGTGGCGAATACTACCAACGCAAATGCTATTGTTACTCTCCAAACACCACAACCTCTGGGAACTATTACTCCCGGGATGCTAGTGGTGGGAACTGGTATTACTGTCGGTAGTCGTGTTGCCGGTGTTAATATCGGCGATCAAACTAATCGTGGAGGAACAGATAAAATCTACACGATTACTCTTGATCAGAATGGAGCAAGTGTACAAACTGGAGTAAGTCTTACATTTTCTCCAGTTGTTCGCTTCGATGGATTGCGCGAAGGTACGCTGTAATCCAACACCTCACCTCAATTCCATCTAAAGGACAACGATCATGACTGGTATCTTCAACACCGCTGGATTTACTCAAGACCTTGCAAAGAAATCATTTGCAGGAATGATTACTCGGCTAATGCCGAATGGAACAGCTCCATTGTTCGGTCTTACAGCAATGCTCGAAAGCGAAGTTGCAGCAAGCTTTGAGCACGGCTTTTTCACCAAAACAATGCTGTTTCCACAATTAACTCTTGGTGGTGGTGGTCAAGCCATCGGAGATACTACTTTTACAGTTACTTCAACCGCAAATGTGCTCCCTGGCATGATTATGCGAGTTGATAGTACTGGAGAGAACATCATCATTAACAGTATTCTCTCTACTACGCAAGTAACTGTTACTCGTGCAGTTGGTACTGTTGCTGCTGCGGCGATTGCCGCTAGTATCAATCTTTACCAAGTTGGTAATGCATTCGAAGAAAGTAGTGTTCGCCCGAATGCACTGCAAGTTGTTCCTGTTCGAGTTACTAATCTTACACAAATCTTCCGTAATACTTGGGCAGTCAGTGGTTCTGCTGCTGCTGTGCAAGTAATTGCTGGAGATACAACAGTTGCAGAAAACAAGCAAGACTGCGCAGGTTTTCATGCCGCTGATGTCGAGAAAGCATTGTTCTTTGGTCAAAAGTTTCAGGGAACTCGGAACGGTCAACCCTTCCGTACAATGGATGGTGTTTACTCGACAGTAAACAATCTTGCCTACTACCCAAGCAGCTACAGCGCAGTTAACGTGACTGTTGCTGGTGGTACTACCAACTATACGCAGTTTGAAGCTGCGTTTGATCCTCTCTTTAATCAGACAACTGATCCGAAAGTTGCAAATGAGAGGCTGTTGTTTGTTGGTGGAACTGCGAAAAAAGTCATCAATAACATTGGGCGCCTCAACGGTACTTACATGATGGTTGATGGTCAAACTTCCTGGGGTTTGCAGTTTAGCTCCATTAAGATTGCCCGTGGAACATTCCGTGTAATTGAGCATCCGTTGTTTAATACCAACACTTCTTGGAGCAAGTTGGCTATTGCAATTGATCTCAGCTCTTTTAATGTAGCCTATCTCGGAAATCGCAAAACACAACATCGTGCATTTAATCAGAGTGGATCTGAAGCTCAAGATAATGGCATTGATGCAATCGGTGGAACACTCACAACTGAGATTACTTGTCTCATTAAAAATCCTCCTGCTTTCGGGATAATGACAAATCTAACCGCTGCTGCGGCTGGATAAAACTTTCTGCTGGTGGCTGGTGTGTATCCGAGGTAGTGTTATAGTTGACACTACCTCGGATTTTTCTCTCAACAAAATTTACCAAAACTCAGGAGTTTATCATGGCACAAGATCCAAATCTTCTTCCAGTTGGTAATGACTCAAATCAAGCCTCCGCATCAGTTCCTCGACTTAATGTTCTTACTGCGCCTATGCCTAATACACCGGTTCAACAACCAGTATATTATCGTTGTACAGCTCCAAATGCATCGATGCATCGACAAGATGGAAAACGGTTGCCATTTATTAATGGTTTTATGAAATGCATTATGAAGGAAGATATACGTTATATGGAGGAAGAAATTTCTCAAGGTAATATTTATATTTTTCGCTGTTCTCCAGAAGAAGTTAAACAAGTAAGAATGATGGAAGATCCTCTTGGAGTTATTAAAGAGCAGGTTAAACAAGAAATTGTGCGGGATCTTACAGTGGAAAGTTTGGAGAAGTTATTGGAAGAAAGAAAACAAGAAAGAAAACAACCGCAACCTCCGACAGAAAGTTCTAAGCCGCCAGGAGAAACTCCTAAGATTGAATCGCTTCTTAGCAGATCAGCCGCACTTCTTGCTCTTGCTCAGCAAAAAGCTTCAGAAGCAGTAGCAGCACAGAAAGCACAGCATGCAAGTGCTCTTACTCCTGCTAGCACAGGTGATCTTGGTGGAAATGTGAAGTCTAGTGGAACTTAGGAGTTATTACTACTGTGACTTACCAAGAAATCTACGATGACGTTGTAAGTATTACCAACCATCCAGAGATGGCGTCTGAAATAGCTACTGCTATTAAGGCGTCAACTCTGCGAACTCATCAAAGCGACTTTTATTCGCGAGATATTGCAGAACAAAGCATAACTCTTAGCGCCAGTGGTTATCTGCAAACAATAACTATATCTCCATCCTTTGTTCGTTTTCGTGCACTTAAGTATGTTCGTAAATGGGATCCAACTGGTATTGATCCACTTACTGGAGCAACAGGAACTCCAGGAATATTCTTTAAAAAGCTTGATCCTGATGCTGTTATTGACGGCTACGGCTATCATAAGAATAATGTATATTATGTAGCTGGAACTAATATTAATATTCGCTCTGATACTCCTATTAGTGCAGTTCTTGCCGGCTGGTATCAAAATCCAATAATTTCTCCGGTAGGACAGTATGCTAGCTGGATCGCTGATTTGGTGCCTCATGCTATTATCTTCGATGCTTGCAGCTTTATATTTCAAATGGTAGCACAGAATGAACAGAGCAGAAAATTTGATGCACTGGTTGCAGAACAGATGCAGCTAGTAAGGCAGCATGGATTGGAAGGAGTAGGATACTAACATGCCTACAACTGTATGGGATGGCAGTACTGCAACACCAGCAACAACAAACGAACTTATTTATAATCAAGGCGGAACTGGCGCAGTTAGTCGTACAGTAACTAATCGTCTGCAGGAAAGTATTAGCGTTAAAGATTATGGCGCAGTTGGAGATAATGTTGCAGATGACACAGCCGAACTTCAGGCTGCATATGCTGCTGCTAAACTTACTAGTAAGAAGTTATTTGTGCCAAAAGGAACTTATAAGTTTACTGCTAAGCTTACTTGGGATGGTGAAGTTGATATTGTTGGAGAAGGAACTGAAAATAGTATTCTTCAAAAGTGGGGTAATTTTATTGGAGTAGAGATTACTGGCGCTGGACAAGAACATCGATATTCTGGATTTGCAGTAAAATCTACTGCTGGACAAGGTGATGTTTCTGTTGGTATTAAAATATTACAAGTAGCTAGAATGAAAATAGATCATGTTCGTTCTAGTGGACATGGTTCTCATGGTTTTCATTTTGTGCAAGGTGCTCCTGGCGGAGAAGTAGGATTCTTTAGTCAACTATTCTCTAGTCAAAATGATGGTGCTGGTATTCTTGTAGATAATATTAATACTAGCACCTGGATAGGCTGTGAATGTATTGATAACGACGGTATTGGTTTTGATATGACTAATGCCGATGAACATTTTATATTTAATCTTAATTGTGAGTTGTGTAGAGCTGGTGGACTTCGTATTGATGGAAGTTTAGGAAATATTGTATTTTGTAATATTGAAAGTTGTGGAAGTGAGGCTCCAGGTGGAGCCGGTAATCCTGTACTTACTGGCGGTACTAGTATAGGAAATAGAATTATCGGTAGATTAGGAAACTCTAGTACTTCTCTTAGAGATACTGGAACTAATAATGCATTTTGGAATTATTGGACTAATGATATTTCAGTGCCGTTTTTACAGAGACATCCTACTGATAATGGAATTGCTGGTAGAGATATTAATATTATTGGAGGTACTAGTAAAGCTGGTGCCTCGGCAGCTAGTGGTGGGTGGGTTCGTATTACTGGCGGATCGGCTGGAGGAACAGGTAACGCAAGTGGTGGAAGAGTTGTTATTGGTGGTGGAGCTGCGATAGGAACAGGAGAGGATGGTTCTGTTCAATTAGGTCCAGCTAATGATCCTGCTAGTAATGAATTGGTATTTTGTACTGCTCCTTTTAGAGTTTGGAATCTTACTACTGCTAATAGAGACCTTATTCCTGCACCAGAGAATGGAATTATTATATATAATACTAGCACAGCAAAATTTCAAGGTCGTCAAGCAGGTGCTTGGGTTGATTTAGCGTAATGAGCAAATAACAAATGCCATATACTCCAGATGCAACTAATCCCACCGAACCAGTAGATGGTCGTCCTGCTGGTAGTGCGGCAGCAGAATTTAGAGCAATAAAAGCACAATTAGCAAATTTTAGCGGTAATGGTTTATTTTTTAACATTATGGCCTATGGCGCTATTGGTAATGGTACGATTGATGATAGCGCTGCGATTCAAGCAGCTATAAATGCTGCCGGAGAAGGAAAGATAGTTTATTTTCCTAAACCATCTAATCATTATTTTATAGGAACAACTTCGTTAAAAATTAAAAAAGGACAGTGGTGGTTAGGAAATTCAAGAGATGATTCCGGGGCTTCTAATGATTTAGCTACTACTATTCGTTATACTGGAGTCGGTTCTGCAGTTTATGGTATAGGTAAAGATACTAATACTACTACCGGTAATGTTCGTATTAGTAATTTACGTATTATTGGTCATTCCTCCGCAGTAGTATTAGATATGAGCGGTATGTTCGGGTCATTAATTGAGTTTATTAATATTGATTCGTCTAATGCCGCTGGAATTGGAATATTACTAGGAAGTACAGCAGGTGCCGGTTCCGGCGGTGGAAATTGTTACTATAATACTCTTCACCAAGTAACTTTACTTAATGCTACTGGTATTGGAATTAAGATTTTACAGGCTGGAGATACAGGTACTAATGATAATCGCATCGTTGGTGGTAAAAATACGTGTAATACCGGAATTAAGTTTGAAGGAACAGGTGTCGGAGCACTTAATAGCGGAAATGTTATTCAAAATATTTCCTTTGAAAATGTATCTGCTGGAACTAAAGCAATTCACTGCGATACTGGAGTTGATAATCTAATAAGCGGATGTAGAATAGAACATCCTGGAGCTGGTTCTCTTGATTTTGTATTTGGAACTACTGGACGAGATAATGTAATAATTAGTAATCATTATGGTTCTGTTGCTGGCGGTGTTCGTTATAGCGATGCTTCTATAGAAGGACAATTCTGGTATGGTAGAAAAGGATTGTGGACTCCTGTTATTACATGCGGAACTCCAGGAAACCTTGCTGTTGGATATTCTGTTCAATATGGAGCCTGGGAACGAGAAGGTAAGCTTGTAACGGTTTCTTTTAATATTGAAACAAGTTCTTTTACACATACAACCGCTTCTGGTACTTTTTCTATTACTGGACTTCCTTTTACTGTGGAAAATAGCACAAATCTGGTAGCCGAAGGTACATTGCTGTTTCAAGGTATTACTAAAGCTAATTATACACAATTTACATTTCGCGGAATTCCAAATGATACTACTACAGTTATTGGATGTTCCGGTTCAGCACAAACTAGAGCAAATTTACTTATTACTGAAGTTCCTACAGGCGGAACTGTTCATCTAAAAGGAGGTTTAACTTATATTGCTAAAGGAGGTTAGTTCGTGTATTTATTAGTATACAGTTTAATTTTAGTTCATCTTGCTGATGCAATTTCTACTATTATCTTTCGTAAGTTAGGAATTAAAGAAGCTAATCCACTTCTTCGTAAGTTAGATGAGTTTCTTACTCCACTGCCTAATACAGGAAAATGGCTTTGGTTGTTACTTCCTAAGCTGTTGGTTATTTCTCTCCAGTGGTGGCTTCTTTGGCTATACTGGCCTGCTGCTTGGGTAGTTTGGTTTACTATATTTTTTATTGTTCTTTACATCGGTGTTGTAGGCTGGAATAGTTACAACATTTATTTGCGCCTCAAGAAACTAGGAAAACTCTCATGAAACCTTCAACTAATCAAGATGCCTCTGAATTAGCGATGGAATCTGTAATTGAAGCCCTGGAAACCATGCTAGATGGTGGTATACAAGATGGTATGGTTTTTATCTATATTCCTTCTGCTCATGCTGCTCCAGAGGAACCCGAAGATAAGGATGAATACGAACAAACGCCTGCTCTTAAAAAACGTGGTAAAACTGTTTACGATCAGTTCCATGCAGAAGATATCTTTGCTGGTGGTTTAAGTCCAGGAACCGGTGGAAGTACTCTTACAGTAACTCAAATCTAAACTAAGGCGCCCAAGTGGTAGCTCCAGTTACCGAGATCCAGTTTGACTCTGCGGATGGATTTACTGTTACCGACTTAGGTGGCGGTGTTGTTCGTATTGATTCAACGGGAAGTGGTAGTGCTCCTGCGGATGCAGTTTATATAGTAGGAGTACTTCATGCTGGATTAAGTGCAGAAAGAGTTGTTACTGATACTGCTACGGTAGCTTGGGATTTAACAGTTGCTTCTCAAGCTAAAGCTAACGTACCCGACAATGCAGTAACCTACGCAAAACTTCAAGACGGCTCAGGTTTTTCTGTTGTAGGAAAATCTACTACTGGCGCTGGAGATAATGCTGATATTATCGCAGCAGATAATACAGTCTTTGGGCGCTCAGCCGCAGGAAATCTTGTCTTTGCCGCCCTGGCTACGGCTCAAATTGCTAACGATGCAGTAACTTATGCTAAGGTACAAAATGGTACCGGCTTCTCTGTTGTAGGTAAACCAGATACAGCAGCAGGCGACAATACCGACATTTTAGCTGGCGCAGATTCTATTCTTGGGCGTAGTGGTTCTGGTAATATTGCATTTGGAACTATTGTAACCAATCAAATTGGGGCCGCCCAAGTTACCTATGCTAAACTACAGAATGGTGCTGGCTTCAGTGTAGTGGGAAAAACAGCGACTGGTGCCGGTGATAATGCTAATATAGTAGCTGGTGATGAAACTGTTTTTGGTCGTACTGCCGCTGGTAATCTAGTATTTGCTGCTCTTGCGACTGGACAGATAGCTAATAATGCTGTTACTTACGCAAAGATGCAAGATATTAGTGCAACTTCTCGTATCTTGGGGCGTATTACTGCTGCTGCTGGAGATACTGAAGAATTAACTCCAGCTCAAGCCCGTACAGTAGCAGATGTAGATTGGAGTAAGGCAATAACTGTAGAAGATCCTACTAATGCTGAAGATATTAGTATGTTCTTTACCGAAGATGCAATAACAATTACAAAAATGGCAGCAGTTCTTATTGGTAGTGCTACTCCCAGCGTAACTTGGACAGTTCGTCACTCGACTGATAGAAGTGCTGCTGGGAATGAAGTAGTAACGGGAGGAACTACTACTACCAGCACTACAGTAGGATCAATAGTAACTGCTTTTAATGATGCTACTATTCCAGCCGCTTCTTTTGTCTGGCTGGAAACTACAGCTAAAAGTGGTACAGTAGATGAACTACATCTTACAGTACAATACACCAAAGACTAAGGATATATACTGATGCCTAAGCCTGATGTTCATCCGGTGCAGCATTGTCCCACAGGGTGGACAACAACACAACGCACAGGATACCTAGAACTTGCTGTCGGTAGACTGTGGGATCAGGTTTGGTGGATGAATCTTCCGTTTTGGCGTAGATGGTATTACTGGTTGCAAGGTTATAGAGCACCCATCGGCAGTTTCTATGATATAGAATTGTGAGGTTCTTATGGCCGCCTTAACGTATTTTCTTACCAATGCTAGTGCATCTGTAGGAAGTGATCTTAGTGCTTCGGATCCAGGGGCAGAAGCTACTCGTTCTCCAGTCACAGGTTGGATTGTCAGTACTGGTTCTACTAACCACAGTGCATGGTTTAATGATGTAGAACGGGCTGCCAGTACTTTTGTTGATACTGCTCCGCCAGACGGTAGTTTAGATACCACTAACGGAGATTTTTGGAAGTCTCCTGGTCTTCTTACCGGAGACTTTGACTCTGCTAATTGGAATATTCATTTTGCGGCCAGAGCTACTTCCAATGGCGGTACTCAGGATGGAAGAATGCGCTGTAGATTGTTTCGAGGACCTAATGCAGATGGTAGTGGTGCAACAGAAATAACGGCGGCTCAACAAAGTGGGGGGTTGATTACTGATCTTCTTACCAGTGTAACTCAAGTATCTACTGCTACTTTTAATCCTGGAGCATTTAGTGTAGCCGGAGAATTTATATTTGTGCAGCTTGCTTGGGAACGCACTGGTGCTGGGGCAATGACTACAAGTGATGTAAATGCTAGAATTGGTAATGGAAGTGGAACAGGCAGTAGAATTATTACCGCTAATTTTACCTCTACTGTGGTTAGACGCATATTTAACATTTCTTCTTGGTTAGCAGCAGTAGTTGGAGTTGGGCAACTTGTTCAACAGTTTTTGAGGAATTGTATTGGCCCGGTATCACACAAGATGTAATCTCAGTGCAGCGAGATTTCCATTTATAAGCAGCTTTCACGGAAGAAGTGTTATTCTTCCGCAGCAGGATATTAACTTCCAAAAGTCTGCTATTTTTGGAGGTGCAGATGCAGATAGAGATGTTGGGGTGCCTCAAGTATTTTACATGCATAATACTATTCCTACTGAGCAAGGGTACCAAAGTATAGGATATGAACAAGTTATAGAGCCGATGTTAGGAGAGGTAGATTTTGATAACTTTATTCCTCTGCAAGATGTTCTTGGAAATAAGTTTCTCTTTGTACCGGGTTTTGGAAAGAACTATGTATTTGATGCTCCAACTCTTGGTTGGGCTAAGATAAATCCAATAGTTGGATTAGAAACTGATATACTCGTAACCGCTGCATTTGTGCAAGGAGTAAACTATGTATTCTACGAGAAAACTGGCTGTTTTAGATATAACTCCACTACTAAGGCGTTTGATCCAGTTACTCTCACCGGTCTTACTGTTGCTAACATTGTTGGGATTGTGGGCAGCAATGGTTATCTATTGGCTTGGGATATTAATAATGTACTGTATTGGACTCCTATTCCTACCGATTTTACTCCTTCTTTGGTTACTGGAGCCAGCAGTGCGAGCATTACTGACCTCAAAGGTCGTATCGTTACTGTTCACCAAGCGATAAATGGATTTATAATCTATTCTACCGGTAATGCTGTAGGAGCTACTTTTACAGGTAATATTCGTTTTCCGTTTAATATGAAGGAGATTCCTGGTGCTGGTGGAGTTAGGACTAAGGAGCATATTAGTTACGAATATAATGCAGATTCGCATTATGCTATTACAAGCGCAGGAGTGCAGGAAATAAATAAAACAAGCAGTAAGTTATTGCTGCCAGAAGCTGCAGATTTTATCTCAGGGCGCATATTTGAAGATTTTGATAGCGCAACTAAACTTTTTACTACTACCTATCTTACCGGAGACACTAGATTAAAACTTGCAGTTGTAGCTGCTCGTTATCTTATTATTAGCTATGGTATGCAAAGTCTTACTCATGCGATAGTCTATGACTTTCTTCAAAAGAAGTGGGGTAAGTTGAAGATAGCGCATGTTGATTGCTTTGAATATACGTATCCTAATCTATATGGTATTGTTACTTATCAGATGTTGTTATCTCTGGGCACCACTTATGATGAGTTGATCGATACCACATATAACGATCTTAACAGCGTTGTGGCTACCGCAGAGCGTCCCCGAAGAACTATCGCCTTTCTCCAACAAGATGGCACTGTATATATTGTAGAGATGAATCCAGGACAGATTGATAATGATTCTGTTATTCTCTTTGGTCGCTATCAATTTACTCGCGGCCATATGATGCAACTCTTTGAAATTGATATTGAAAATATTGATCAAGGAAGTAATTATGCTTGTTTTATTCTTCCAAGCTATGATGGAAAGAATTTTGCAGCAGCAGTAACTCCAACTGTACATAACAGCAGTGGTCTGGTTCGTAGTTTTCGTAGTCGAGTAACTGCAATCAATCATACTCTTCTTTTTGTTGGTAGTTTTAACTTATGTTCTTATCAAATTTCTTATACTCCAGCAGGCGTAGCAAGAGTACACGCAAATGCCTAATCCAGCTATTCAGTTTAATCTTCCGTTTAATATTGCTCTTGGAGATTCAGCTCCTTCTACTTTGCCGCCTGAAGTACGTGGTGCAATAGAAGCACTGTATAACGCAGTAAATCAAATACAGTATGTATTTCATACTCATGTAGGTATTGGACAGCAGTTGCAGACTCTATGGTCACAGTTGAAGTACTTTCATACTCTTCATTTAGCTTCTCCGTGGAGACTTTATGCAGAAGCTACAGAAACAATAGTATACGGAGCTGCTATAAACTTATTCCTATCCGGTGGCGCTCTTAAGGTAAGAAATGCAAATGCAACTAATAATACTAAACCTGCTCATGGATTCTGCACTACTGCCGCTGGCTTAACTAATGCAGTATTTGGAGAAGTTATTCTTATGCAAGGACTTCTTACTGGACTTGCTGGACTTACGATAGGAACTCGGTATTTTCTGCATACTACTGATGGGCAGATAAATGCTACCGAACCAGTAGCAGCAGGTAATATTGGACAAGCTCTTGGTATTGCTGTGGATACTACTGCTCTTCTATTCTGTACTGATTTTGACTTTTTGCAACATTAATGGGAGTAGTCGATGACTCTTGGTGAAAAGCAGCGTCTCTTTGTATCCCTGGTGGGCGATTTAATACGTTGGGCGTATGCTAATGGTTATGAATTTACTTTCGGAGAAACAGTTAGAAGTCGTGAAGAAGCAGCAGCTAATGTTGCTGCTGGAGTTGGAACAATCAATTCTCTTCATATTATTCGTCTTGCTATTGATCTAAATCTTTTTATCAGCGGAGTATATCAAACTAATAGTAGTGCTTATCTTCCTATTGGAGAGTATTGGAAACTGCAACATGAATTGTGTCGTTGGGGTGGAGATTTTCGTCGTTCGGATGGCAATCACTTCTCTCTAGAACATAACGGAGTAAGGTAAAGATCATGAAGAAACTACTATTTTTGGTTCTTCTACTTATTGCTCGGCTGTCTATTGCTCAAAGTGCTATTATACTTGGAGAGGAATCTCCAGGAATATATGCACCCATTAAAAGTACATCTGGAGTATTACAGATAGTAGGTACTGTTACTCCTGCTTCTGTTGATCCGTGTCAATCAAGCGCAATAGTAAAATCTAGTGTTGCTATTGCTATCTCTACTGCAACTACTGCTGCTTTAGTGGCAGTCTCAGGAAGTACAACTGTCTATATTTGCTCTTTTACTCTTAGCATTTCTCAAGTAATTACTACCGCAAATACTATTAAATTTATTCAAGGAACTGGAGCTGCTTGTTCTGGGGCTCCGGCTGATCTTACAGGTGCATTTGGTACTGGTGGTGTTCTTGCTGCTGCACCATTAATAATTTCTAATCCAGGTGGATTTACATTATTTAAAACCGCTGCTTCTAACGGTTTATGTGCCACCACTACTATTGGTGCATCTGGTAGTTTCCAAGGAGTTCTTACATACGTGCAACAATAGTAAAAACAATAAATATTGGAGAGTTTCTGTGGGTAATGGTGAAAAAATAGAAGTTAGTACTCCTCAAGATCGTGTAGATTTTAAAGGTCCAGGAGGATGGAGTGCTTCTATTATGGGTAATAAGCCACTATATATAACTATGATCTTAGTTATTTGTAGTCTTATCTTAGGTCTGCTGTGGATACATTCCAGAGACGCTGATAATAGACATAAAGAAGTAATGGATGGTAATAAAGATGTTATTAGAGAATTAGGAGTTCAGTCTTATATTATGACTCTTGCAGATGAAGAAAAGAAAGCTTTACGATTACGAGAACCCGAAGAATTATCTAGGAGACGCAGATGAGTCCGCTAGTAATTCCAGCAGTAGTAGAACTAGGTACTAAACTTATTCGTCACTTCTTTCCAGACACAGAAAAACAAAAAGAAGCAGAAGCAGAACTTAATAAATTAGCGGCCCAAGGAAACTTGCAGTTAATGATAGAAGAAGTGGGTCTTGCAAAACTGCAACTGGAGATTAATCGACAAGAAGCTGCTCATGCTAGCATATTTGTTGCTGGTTGGCGTCCATTTATCGGATGGAGTTGTGGCCTTGCTATCTTCTGCTACTATGTTCCTCGTTTTATAGTTGGAGTTTACTTTTGGGGCAAATCGGTGTTAGTGTTAATGAATACAGGAACTCTTGCTGCTCTTCCTCCTATGCCAGATATGGGAGTTGGTGATCTTATTGCACTTGTAACTGTTCTTTTAGGCGCCTCAACTTTGCGAACTATTGAGAAACAATTGGGAGTCTCTCGTGATTCCCTTAAGGAGTAAGTTATGGCTCAAGCTCTCTCTATTCCTCAGCAATCGAATCAAGTAGTTGATGTCTCAAAAGCATTAGCTAATTTAGTTCCATTATTCTTTGGATCTAGTACCACTGCTACCCAAGTATCTCAAGTCAATCCTGTGTTTCAATCACAAATGCAGGCTCTGATTGATAATCTTGTTGCTCGTGGTGGAGATCAACAATCTGCTCTTATACAAGATATTATGACTCGTGCGGCACAAGAATTTGCTCCGGTAATAGGAGCAGAACGAGCTGCTGGAGCTTATAATAGTACTGTTAAGAAGCAGCTTGCAGATGAGTTTATGGCTCGTGCAGTTTCTGCAAGTTCTAATGCTGTGCTGGATAATCAGTTAAAGGCTCTTACTGCTGCTGCTCAACTTAGTGCCTCTGCTGCTAATGCCAGCAAAACAACTCAGACTACTCAGAAAACTCCTGCCACACTTCCTCTTGGCGGCAGTTTACTTGCTACTGCTGCTGGTGTTGGTGGAAATTATCTTATTAAACGAATGCTTGCAGAAGAAGAAGCCAAAAAGAAAGCTAAACAAACTGTTGGTAAAACTGGGGCAAGAACAGCAGCAGATTCTGTTGCAGATGTTTCTCCATTTGTGGCAGAGGATGCTGCTGCTGCACAAGCTGCCAATGTTATTACTGCTCCAGCTCCTGGCGTTGCTCCAGTAGAAGGTATTCCATTTGGATTCGAAGGATCTACTAGCGTTCTTGATGGTAGTGCTGCTCTTAATTTTGCAGACACCTTTACAGCTACAGGAGTAGATACTGCTGCTAGTGCTGGTGCCAGTGCTAGTGCGGCTACAGAAGGTTTAATTGATGTAAGTGGATTGGAGATTACTGCCGTGGATGAAGCTAGTGCTGCTGCGTTTGCTGGAAGTGAAGCTGCTGGTTTCGGTGCTGAAGAAGCATTATTCGGAGCCGGTGTTGGTGCTGGAGCTGCGGAACTTGGAACTGCTACTATTATTGGTGAAGGTCTAGGTGCTAGTACTGCTGGTGGTATTGCAGCCGGTGTTGGTGCTGCTGCCGAAGGCTTGGCTTTAGAGGAAGTAGCATTAGCAGTAGCTCTTTGGGTAATCTGTACAGAACTTAAACGAGGTGGAGAACTTGATGCTAAACTATATGAACAAGGAGCAGCTCACATTAGCAGACTCTCTCCCCACACTATTAATGGATATCACTTCTGGGCAATACCATACACAAGACTTATGCGTAGAAGCAATGCTGCGAGGAAGTTCATTACGCCTTGGGCACGTGGACGTACTCTTCAGCTTTCCGGCAAGTGGAACATTCTTGGATTCATTACTGTGGCGTTGGGTGAACCTATCTGTTATCTGCTTGGGAGGATTCTTCAATTAGGGCCGCAGAATTGGCAACAACTGTATCCTGCTACTACTGCCAAAGGAAACTAAGATGGCACAAGCACCTGGAGTTGATATTTCTTCTCTGCTGCGAGAATATGAAGCTACAGCAGCCACAAGACGAAACGTTGTAGGAAAGATTGAAACTGCGGAGAAAGAACTGGATACTTCGATTACTACTGAGAAGACTGCTATAAAGCAAGATGCATCTTTGGCGGCTCAGATTATCGAAATGATTGATTCTTTAACTCTTCAAAAGGAGCAACGAAATGCTCAAGCTGCGACTATTTTTGGAACAAATCCAGAAGTTTCTAACTTCGTTATTGAAAAGTTTGCGGGAGAACTTGCAACTCGTCATAGCGAACTTCAACAACGTCAAGCTGGTATTAAAGCAAAACAAGATACTGGTTTTTGGGATAATCCTCTTGACTGGATTTATAACCAGTTTGCTTTGCCGTCTGATATAAACGCTTATAATACTGCGGCAGCACAATATAATACTCTTGATTCTCATCTGAAGAATCTTCAAGATCAAACTCAAGAGCAGGTTGCAACTAATAATGCT